CTGCTGATGCCGCAACGGGGTATGCCCCCGGATGCCGCTTTATCCATACCGATGGAAGCGGCGAAGGCGTGTTCTACGTCAATGTCGGGACAAAGGCGTCTGCTAATTTTGACGGCTATGAAATCGGGCTGGAAGCTACGCTGGCATTAACCACGACTGGCAACGGCGCCTCGAAGATAGGCGTCTTTGATACCGCTGGCAATTTTACCGGTGCGAATGTTGAAACCGTCCTTGCTGAAATTATGACACTGGTGCTCAAGCTGACAGGCGGAACCGTGACCGGAGCGATAACTGATACCGTAGGTGCCGCAGCGGCCGCAGTGGCGCTCAGATTTGGCGCCTCAGTAACCGAAGGCCTTGAAATCAAGGTTATCGACGAGGTAGTGACACTTACCAACGCTGTTGAGACCGACTTGACTGAGACGGTTCCCGACGGCGCGGTAATCCTTTCCGTTCAAGCCAACCTCGATACGCTCGTTGAAGGTGACGCATCAGGTGACAACGGGCTGACGAAGGTCGGCATCGGTACAACTGGCGACCCTGACAAGTACGGTCTGTCCGCTGACCTCATCAAGAACACGAAAGTCGATACGATACCCGCCCATGCTGTGCTTTCCGGTGCGGAGACCGTAACGGTGAAGGCCGCTGAAAACGCGGGCAACGCTGTCAGTGAGCTGTTTGTTGCTGGCGGTAAGGTTCGTGTTCGTATCGTGTACGCGGTTACCAACAGCTTGGATGATGCTACATAATGAAAAAGGTGTTGCGTGACATACACTTCCCGTTAGGTGGTTTAGACCGGCGGTTCGCTTATAGACAGCAACCGCCGTACACCACCACTTTTGCCAAAAATGTCTGGCCGGATGGGTCTCTTGAGGGGCGAACCCGTGGAGGAAGCCGTCCTGGTTTAGGAAAATATTCCTACGACCGCCTCGGCGCTGCCGCTGAAGAGGACTCGTCCGGGTCGGACAGTAGCAGCGAATCGGACAGCAACAGCGGGGCGGACCCTGTTCTCGGCAGCCCAATCCGTATGATGGCAAACGTCACAACCCTGAGCACTGACGGCTATGAATACTGGATGGATACCTTTGAGGGGAACGTCCTCGGCGATGTATGGCTTGAGGCCGCATGGAACGACCAGCGACCTCCCGTGATACAACCGCCGATAGAGGACGTTGAATACCTGACCGATGTCGCCGCCGTCCGTGAATCGCTGCCGATAGACCTCACGCAGCCGTACAGCATAAGCCTCTATATCGCCCCGTGGATGGAGGAGCACCACGGAAAATACCGCATCTTTGCTCGTATGGACGACGACAACCCCGACTATACCCGTAGGGGACTCATGGCCGAACTGACGCTTCCGACAACTGGCAGTACCGCCTATTACGGAAGACTCTGGGGCAAGAACGCCATTATCGGGACAAGTTTTGAACGCGCTTTCACGCCCGGCACGACAGGTCTGGGTAAGGGCGGATGGTTCACAATGCTTATCACCACCAACAACATCAAGGTGTACTGGCGCGGGAGCCTCATATTCAATCGGAATGTCTCATCCATGACATCGGGTCCTCGCTTCGGTTTCGGGATACAATGCGATAATGCTGGCGGGATATGCCTCGCCGACACCTTTATGATACAGTATTACAACAGCGGCGACACGGTTGAAAAAAACCGCCGTATTCTGATAGCAAGCGCCGGCGGCAAACTCTACAAAGAGGAGTTCATCAGGGAGATGGAGTTGGTGGATACCGACGCGACGATTGCCTCAGACCGGCTTATTCAGGCGGCGGAGCGGACGCAGGCTCTCTACATTGCCGATTTCGGACCGCCGAAGGTAAGCGGCACAGACGGCATTATAAGCGGCGGCTCAAGCAGCGGAGACACCGAGACTGACAACGAATTGACAGCGGCATCCGTGGCTGATTGGGAAACGCTCGACATCGACACTGACAGCGACCTCGTAGTTATTTCCAATGTGATGGGGGATACGATAGCAGGAACATACAAAATTACCAGCATAGTCGGCGATACGCTCACCCTTGACGGTGAGGTAGGCGAGGGCTCATGCTCTTACTCCATTGAACGCGGACCGAAGGTCTATACGCCGGCAACCGATATTCTGGAATTGTGGCAGGCGGAAGACGACGACGACGGCGACCCGAAGGGGCAGGTACCTACCGGATGCCCCGTTATTGCCCTCTACCGAGACCGTTTAGTCCTGGCAAAGAATCATGTCTATTACATGAGCCGCCAGGGAAACCCACTCGATTTTGATTACGGCTCTGCTGCAACCGACGTGCAACGGGCGGTTGCAGGGACAACGGCAGACGCAGGGCGCCTCGGTCAGCCGATACGAGCCATTATGCCTCATTCCGACGATTATCTTCTTTTCGGCTGCGAATACCAGCTTTGGGTTATGCGCGGAGACCCTGCGGCTGGAGGCCGGCTTGATAACCTCAGTTATGTTTCGGGCGTTGTTGACCGGGCAGCATGGTGCAAGGGCCCTGCGGGGGAGACCTATTTTCTCGCCAGGGACGGGATGCACATGCTTGTACCTGGTGCAGGGGGATACCCGCAGTCCATCAGCAAGGAAAAGATGCCGCGTATGCTTCAGGATGTTAGTACCGAGTCCTATACCGTTGCCCTTATGTATGACCTGCGACACAGGGGCATCCATATATATCTGACGCCGGAAGACGCCCGAACTCAGCGCCATATCTGGTTTGACATTGAAACCGGCTCATTCTGGCCCGTGGAGGTACCATACGACCACGAACCTACGGCAGTCCTCTACCATGAGTCATGGGCTACGGAAAACGCAGGGGCGCTTCTCGGCGGCAGAGACGGCTATATCAGGGAAGCCCGCGACCGCTACGAGGACGACGACGGTGAAATTATCTCCTCGCGCATAGACTACGGCCCGATACGGCTTGGCGCCAGCGATTATGCGACAGGAATACTACTCGAGTTGCTTGTCTCGCTGACGGAGAACTCGGCGGATATAAGCTGCGAGATTATTGTGGCGGATACGCACGAAAAGCTGACAAAAGCAGCTACCTTTAAGACCTATACGGTTTCGGAGGGTCTGAATTACATGATGAGGCCCCGTGCCCGAGGCGGCTCGATGCTGATTCGCCTGAGCAATGCAACCGCACGACAGGCATGGGCAGTTGAGAAAATGACCAGCGTCATAGGCAGATACAGAAACAGAGGTTGCACTAATGACATTGAAACCGGTTAAACCAGCGGGAAGTGGCGCGGCAGAACTTGTCCGGGCATTGCAGATAACCGAACACAATTTCAGGACTATCAGCGCAGCGGATATAGCCTACGACAGCACAATGACACTGAAAGAGAAGATTGACGCCATGCAGGCGGAGATAGACGCACTTGGTTCGTCAGGGAGTTAGTAATGGGATACGCATACGCGGCAAAAGAAGGCGCTGAGGATTCGAGCGGGTTGAGCGGTTCGTCTGCCTCGGAATCGGATAGCGACAGCATTGAAAGTTCTGTCGTTTCGTCGGCCGTTTCATCTCCGCTTTCGCCGCAAAGTTCGGTACAGTCTTCCGTGCAGTCGTCCGTCCCCTCTTCGGGCGGTGAATCTTCGGGTGAAGAATCTTCGGGCGGTGAATCTTCATTGGCAAGCGGCTCCGACAGCGATAGCAACTCGAACAGCCCCGGCGACAGCAGCAACCCCAGTAGCGACAGCAATTCAAACAGCAACAGTAGTAATTCTGACAGTGATTCGGACAGCGATTCAGATTCGGATAGTGACAGCGATTCAGACTCGGCAAACGCTAACCTTGCCTGCTGCCAGACGGAAAACCCCTTCTGCAGCGCCGACGACGGCGATATCATTTCGTTTGCCTGTGATTCTTTCGCCGGATGTGCTGCGCAGGACGGCAAAGCCTGTTATTGTGCCAAGACAAACAATCCCGAGGGCGATGCGTTCTGTAACTCACAGGTTCCTGGCGAAGTCGAATATCTCTTTTCATACACAACCTGCGAATAAGGAGTGGCGATATGAGTGATGTGGAAAGTGAAAAAACGATCGTTATTACATGCCCCTATCGGCCGTCTCAGGGGGAAACGTCGCTCTGCCAGTTTGCAACCGACCAGACCAGTTTCCGCGTCGGGTCCGACCTTGAGACCTGCCGTCAGTGCCAGGCGCACGGTGTGCCGTCAGTGAACAATCCGAGCATTATTGCGCTGCTGAAGGGCGCCCATACGGCTGCCCTCGCCATGTTCAGAGACGGCCGGAACAAACCGTTCCTTGCTGATAACGGCGATTCACCCACATTTCTGAAGGATACGATTTACAAGATAAGGACTTACGGCGAGGATGACATTATGCTTTGCAAGTATCTGGCATGGCTCCAGACCAACAGGGGGCTTACACAGGCGGATACGCTTGACGTAGCCGTAGAGACCAGCTTGGACAAGGTGGAAGTGGATGAAAAAGACCTTCAAGACCATTGTAAGCGAAACAGAATCTAAGGTTGTTGACCACCATGAAGAGGCCGACAGCGCGACGGTATTGTACCGGATTCGCAAGTGCCGAGGCCGTTTTGATAGCAAGCAATGGCCGCCGTGCCGCCGTTATTACCACAACGGCACTATGCGGTGTAGGCTTCGATGCCAGAACTGCAACCTTGAAGAATATATTATGATGGCAAACAACAGGTGTCCAGCGAACAGGTGGTGATATGCAATTTAGAACATGTGTTATAAAAAATACGCCGTTGACAGAAATCGAACCGTTGCCGATACTGACGACGGTCTATGCCGCCTGTAAGGAGCATGAGGACCTGCTTTATAAATGTATTGGCAACACCAGGAACATCATGCCTCATTCGCGCCATTTTCTGCTGATTGACAAGGCGAGCGATGATTTTGTTATCTGGGCGCTGCGCAAGGGTTTTGAACTTGTCATGCTGCACGGCAGGGACGAACACGGTAGGCCGCGCATGAAGACACTCTACAAGGCGGCGCTGCCGCTTATCGCCGAGTACGACCGGTTCTGGGTTATCGAACAGGATGTGCTGGTCAACAGCAAGGTAGTAAGCGCCATACTTGAAACGGAGAAGCAGATGCCGGAAGAGGTTGCCGACGTCGGGCCGGACATCCTCAATGCACGGGGGCACAGAACATATCCAGCGAAGGGGATGTGGCGGCCGCACAAGGTTTCTCCGTACCAGTTGCCGCATCATATAAGCGCATGGAACATATCTCTCTGCTGCGCTCTCTGGCGCCGAAAGGCATTCCTTGACATTGATTTTGACAAGCAGACGGAATGGCCCGCGTTTGATTCCACCCTCTCGAAATATCTCACCAAAAAGGGTTACAGACATATTGTCAATACGGCAGTTGCCGTGACGCATTACCGGAAGTCTTCCCGGCGGCAGGCCCCGGATGGAAGCGATGTTGACGACCTTCGGGCTATGCGCACCGTTAGTGTCGTCGGTTCGCTCGAGGAACACAAAATTCATGGACATCCAACCATGCAATACTGGAAGTCTATCTGCAAGGCGGTTGGAAAGAATGAGATTACGGTTGAGGACGCGCTGGATTTAACGATGCGCTATAACCTGAATGTCAATGCGACATCGGAAGAGGCAAAAGAATTGACCCGTATAATGGGAGTGAATTACGCATGAAGATACTTGTAGCAAACCAGCATATGAAGGACAGTTGCGGCTCGGAGCGGTTCACCTACACGCTGTCAAAGGAACTTATGCGCAGGGGTTACGATGTCGATGTTTTTTCCATGAAACATGGCGCAGTCTCGGCTAAATTGCCGTCCGTCAAAATGCCGGCCCCGCAGTATGACCTTATCCTTATGGCACACCACTGCTACAAGGTACTCAAGCACATTACGGGAAAAAAGATTTACACCTGCCACGGCATCTATGAACCTATTGAATACCCGCCGGTGGCGGATATGGCCTACGTTGCTATCTCAGCCGAGGTGCAGCGGCATCTTCAGCGGCGCGGGATAACCTCAACCGTTATCCACAACGGCATCGACCTTGACATCTTCAAGCCGACGGGGCTGCTGCCTTACAAGGCGGAGACGGTTCTATGCCTCTGCAAGGGGGATACGGCCATTGAAATGGTGCGTGAGGCCTGCGAAGCGGAGGGACTTAACTTCCATATAGCAAGCGGCGTGTGGGACATCGAGGCGCGTATGAACGAGGCAGAGATTGTCGTGACGCTGGGACGCGGGGCGTATGAAGCTATGGCTTGCGGACGGGCGGTCTGCGTTGCCGATTTGCGGCCGTATGTCCCGATAGACCAGAGCGGCGCCGATGGGATGGTAACGCCCGAACTGCTGTTCGAGATGCTCAAACATAATTTTTCAGGCCGGCGGTTCCGACACCAGCTTTCGACCACGTTTCTACGGCAGGAGTTGAGGAAGTATTACAGGGGGATGGGCGCCGTCAACCGGTTATTCGCCGAAAGAAACCTCGGTGTGAAAGAGCAGGCGGATAAGTACCTCGCCCTTGCGGGAGGGTTATAATGGATTTTGAATATCTGCTCAAGCTGAAACGCGCACAGATGCGCTTTGACGCTGAAAAGAAGCCGCACGTCCTGGCCTCGCTCGATGAGTTGTGGCAAAAACACGCAGGGGCGAAAGCCCTGGTGGTTGCAAGCGGCCCGTCGTGCAACCTTATCGACGTGCCTGCTGAGGTGGAGAAGGCCGACATCGTATTAGGGACAAACTGGATATACCGGCGATTCCCCGACCTCGATTATACATATATGGTAACGTGCGAGACCTCGCCGATTCTGGATATGCCGAAACACCTTGCGGAAAAAACCATTACCTTTGCCCGGACAAAAGGCGGACGGAAAGAGCGGACATGGATGCGCGTATATGCCGCCGTCTCGCATTACGGGAAAAAGGATTTCAAACCGATGAAAAAGGGCAAGGCTATCAGTTCCGCCTTCAATGCCGGCATGGGCTCCGTCTCGCTGGCGGCCTATATGGGCGCAAAGGAGATACGGGTTATCGGGATGGATTTCACCGACATCGACGGGAAGAATTACCACTGCTATGATGATAGTGCTTTGCACCAGGGCAAGGGGTGGACTGAACAGCGCATGTGCGACGATTACGCCCGGCAGTACAAGGTCAACAATTATGAACGCATCAATAACCATATGAATGGTTTTATGGTCTGGGCTGGTGAACATGGGGTCTCCGTGGTGAACCTCTCGCCTATCACCAACCTCGATTTTGGCAGGAAAGGAGTTTCTTCATGAATATAGCACAGATTTTTGAAGCGAACAATAAATCGCTGGCGGATTTCTCGAAGCGCCGGAAGGCGGCGAAGGACGCACGGTACGGCAAGTTTCAGTCGTTCCTTGACTCCTATAAAGACGCCTACGGGCAGGCAAAAGATGCGAATCTCAAACGATACAAAGAGATACTTGCCGGGTACCGCAACCGGCAGGCAGAAGCGATGGGGATGCTCAAGGGCTACGGCGCACAGCAAAAGGCCGACATCCAGTCCCTTTGGAGCGGCAGACAGTCGCAGGGGATGCAGGGCCTTGTTGACCAGGGACTCGGCGGCACAACCGTCATGCCGACGATGCAGAACGCCTACACAAGGGGGCAGAGCGAAGACCAGGCTCGGCTGGCAGAGTCGCTTCAACAGCAGCGCCTCAATACCTACGGCAGCATGAGCGGTGACACCCTCGGTTTTATGGAACGCAGGGAAGACGTGTACCCCAATCTGGATGTCATGCAGGGATTGGCCTCGGGGTATGGCAAGATGGAAGGCAATCGCTATCCCTACACGATGCCGCCGAGTTACGGCGGCGTTTCGGCCCTGAACCCGCAGACGGCAACTCGCAGGACTGGACTTGGTGTCTCGGCCTTAAATCCGCAGACGGCAACACGCAGTCGCTATGGCGGTGTCTCGGCCCTGAACCCGACCACACAGTCAAGGCGGCGCCGGCGGCCGGCAATAGGAATGCAACCCGTTTAATGGGAGGATGATACCGTGGGAATACGAATAGGATACGAACCGGTTGAGGCGATTGCTACCTCGCAGTACCGGATAAGCAAAGACGAAAGACTGCGCAAGCGCAAAGACGAGGAACGGAAACGCATTGAGCAACAGCAGCGCATGGAACGGCAGATTCAAGTGCAGAGAGACCGCGACAATCTCTTGAACAACTTCCGGCAGCAGGCGTCGGACACGAACTTCAGCCGCACGATGCAGATGCGGGACGCGGCCAACAAGCAGCAGGAGGCCGATTACAAGAACCGCCTCAACCTGCAAGACGAGCAGAAGCGCTCATTTGTGGGCTGGCAGGCGGAGAATGAAGAGAAAATAGCGAGTCGGCGTTATGACGACGCCAGCCAGCGCAGGATTGGAGCCATGCGTAAACAACTAAGCCTCATCCGTGAGAATGCCGACGGGATGCTCTCCCCGCAAGAGCAGGAGGTCGCCGCCAAGCGGATATATGAACAGATGCTTGGTGTTCCGACATCGGTACAGCCGGAGAAACAGCTTAACGCGGAGGACTTCACCACGACCGACAAGTACGGCAATGTTTACAGCGTCTCCGAAAACGGGACCGTCAAGAAGGAGTTTGATGCCAGGGAGCACCGCAACGACATAGACAAACTCAGGAACGACCGTTTTAAGACCCTTGTGGAAGCCTACAAGACCACTAACGATGATGAAAAGGAAGTGCTGGCAACGCCCGTCCAGGAGATATGGGATGCTGTTGAGGCTGCCCTGCCGTATGATATGCCCGAACAGGCGCCGGCGGGAGACGAGCAGGAACCGCCTCCTGAAGAAGGTATGCAGGAAGAACTCCCACCGGAAGAAGTTGCGCAAGAAGAAGTCCCGCCTCCGAATGATAGTCCTCCTGAAGAGTGGACGGAAGAAGAACAGTTGACCTATCGGGACGAATTACGGAAAGTAGCCCTCATTTCCGAGACGACCGACCCACGGGGAATACAAGCAGCATTGAGTATCCGTCGTATGAATAAAATTATAGCAGCTAAAGCGCATCAATAGACACTTTTTAAGGACGATTCCTATGCCAGACATAGATGCCCTGCTTGCAGAGAAGTTTCCAGACATACTGGGACCGGAAGCCAGGGAAGACGAAATAGACGACGCTATCTTCAACAAGTTCAAGGGTGTTTTTGATGAGGCTGATAAGATAGACGAAATCGACTCAATAGCAGGCCTTGACCTCGGCGACGATAGCTGGCTGCTTGAATCGCCGGGATTAAAAATGTTTGGGCGTAAACTGTCCTTCAACAATGGGCCGGCTGACCTGCGGCCCTATACTGTTCCCGATGAAGACGTAGGAAAATACATAGGCGAACATCGAGAAGAGATGGAAACGGCGGGGAAAAAGCACAAGGAATATATAGAAAAATATGGGGCGAAGAAGGGTAAAAAGAAGTTCAGGCAATGGCTTTTGGGGACGTTTCACAGAGAGATAACCGGGGCTACAAAAGGCGCTGGGCTGTTTAATGACAGGCTTCCCCCGCGTGTATCCCTGCGCAATATCTCCGATTATTACAAACGACATCGCATACCGCCGCCGGAGTTTCTTTCAGAACATATGAAAGACCTTATCGACGACGAAGAGGGGATGAGGGCGGAGGCGCTTGCCCGAACCATCGACCCGCAGGTCGCCGAAATATACCACCAAATGAAGTTCCAGGAAGAGGCTAAACGCCAGGCGGATAAGGGTGAAATCGGTCTCTGGGAAAATATCAAGGGCAAGGACCGAATGAGTTTCATCCTCGTGATGGGCGGCTTGATGTCCGATGTTAGAAGAGCGAACAATGCGATTAAGTATCGCCAGCTTGAGACGGAAGGGCGCGTAATGATGTCCGACCGCCAGCGGATGCAGATAAATAAGGTACTTGAAAGTTTCCTCAAGCGGACCATTGAACTCCAGATGCGTGGTCAGACCATCCCCGCAAAGGTACACGATGTCCTGGCGAATATGGTTCCCTATGCTGCCTCGATGATGCTCACTTCCGGCATTGCCGGTGGCGCAAGCGCAGGGACAAGGGCTGTTACCGGGAAACTCATCGGGAAGGTCGCCGGTAAATACGGCGCGAGTGCAGCGGCTAAGATACTTGCCGGTGCCGCAGGCTGGACGGCAGGCGGTGTGGTGAGGGCTGGAACCGGCATGGCTGGAATGACGGCCGAAACTGCGGCGCAGAAGGAGATGCCAAAGGTCTTTGATATTGTAAACGGCAAGATTAAAATTATTGAGAAAGGAATGGGACCGGCTGAGGCACTCGCCAAAGGCTATACGGCCACAGTCTTAGAGGCAATGTCCGAGGTTGCCGGCGGGACGATGATGAAAGCCGGCGGCGCTGTCGGCAAAGCTGGCGCTAAGTTTGCGGGGAAGACAAAGGTCGGGGCGATTTTAGTAAAGGCAATTGGGAAGGCATGGAAAGCCGGCGGGCATGGTATGAGTCTCCGTAAGGGGCTTGAAGAGTACGGCTATCACGGTCTGATTGGCGAAATTGGCGAAGAGCGGCTGAGAGACGCAATGGGCGCCGTAATAGGCATTGACCCCACGCAGTTGAAGGGTGACAGGAATACCGTCGTTAATAGGCTGATTGAGGCGATACCGGATGCGCAGCAGGCGTTTATCGTCGAACCAATCGCGTTTGCCATCCCGATGGCCCCAGGCTTTATACAGTACACTGCTGCGCAGCGCAAGGTTGCTATTGCCCTGCTCGAGGGCAACAAGGGATTGCTCCTGTCAAAACCGGGGGCAACAGTAGCGCTCCAACTCTGGCCGGAAGCAGCAGCTAAACTGATGGAAAATGATGGGCCGAGCCGCAAAGACTTTGAGGAGTTCGAGAAGGCCATTGAGCGTAAATTAAAGATAGGGAAGTGGTCCGCAGAAGAACGGGCTGAACTTGTCAAAAATCTCAAGCACCGCAAAAAGTTCATGGACGCCCCGAAAGACCGGGGCTATGCCTATAACTGGGAGAAAAAGCATGGTAAGCTGGCAAAAATCACCGAGGATATGCTTGCACATGCCGATGCGATAGGGCAAAACCTTGCCCCCGGAGACATGCTTGAAGATTCAAAGGGTGGCATCTGGCAGGTTTCCGAGGATGGGAACTCGCTCGTTAATGTTGACGGACAGCCGATTGGTCCAACTGGGGCGCCACGGAAGAAATCAGTGATTCTCCAGCGGGAACTGGAAGATAAAGAGGAAAAAAGCGGCGTTTCGTTACAGTGGGCTCCGAGTTACTCGGCGGTTACGGTTATCGCAAGAAGCCGCATCCTGTCCGAAGCTGAACTGGTGCAACGCGCCGAGTCGAAACCTGAAGCCGAAGAGGACGTTACAACACCAACTACACCGACCGAGGTTACTAAAGGCCCTGAAGAGGCGCCTGAGATAAAAAAGCCAGAAGAGAACAAGCCTGAGATAAAAAAGCCAGAAGAGAACAAGCCCGAGATAAAAAAACCGGAAGAGAAGAAACCGGAGGGGGAAAAATCAACCTACAAAGAAAGGTCAGAGCGCCGTATCAAAAAGGCGAAGAGTCTTAGGGACATAAGGCAGGGCGACCTTTTGAACCTGTCAAGGGAAGACCGCGACCGGCTTATCAAACACGAGATAATGCACCCTGCGTTTCATCCCGGCGATGAGGTGATGTTCCGCGACAAGGGTATGCAATCAGCGCAGCAGAACACAGGACATGTGTATGTCGAGGACGGCCCGCACCTGCAAACAGTCGGCAACACGGAATACATCTATTACAATACGCGCTCAACACAGGACCAAAGAAAACTTAACGTGTTTGCGTGGGATTTGGATATGGTTAAGCCGGACTCACGAAAAAACCATTCAACACTGAGAGAACAAAGGGATAAGCCAGGGTTTGAGGACATCGATAGGAAAAAAGTAAACATCGAGATTGCTTCTGCACTGAGCAAGCTGCCATTTCAAGCAGAGGACGTTGAAGTCCTCAGCAAGGATATTTCAGCATTACAGCCTGGCGGTGAATATGACAGAAGGATTGTTGTCACAACGTCAAAAGAGCACCTCGATAGCATTATCGGGCAGGAGTACGAATATAGCCTTCCGGTTGATGGGAATGTATTCCCTGAAAACGTGCTTATCTCCGACGGCAAAAGGATGGCCCGCCCTGTTGAGGGGGAGGACCGGAAATATACCTATGAAATGATGCCGGAAGAAGAAACCGAAGAAACCGAGACTACCCCGAAGGACGAAAACAAGCCCGAAGAAGAGGAAGAGACAGAGAACAAACCAGAAGAAACAGAAGAAGAAACCGAGGATAAACCAGAGGAAGAGACAGAAGAACCCGAAGAGAAGGAAGAACCGGACGACGCCGAAACCGAAAAGGCAAAGAAGCAGATAGCATTGTCCCGTGAAATCCTTAGAAAACATTTCGGAGAAACCCTTGTTCCGATGGACAATGCCGCGCTGTTTGAACTGGCCGACAAGCATTTTGGCGGGACAGCGGCAGAGGGGGCATACGGACCGACAGACGCCTACGACGCCCTGGAACTTGCCCTTAATCTGTACTTGAAGGAAACAGTCCCAGACCCGAGAGATACCAGAAGCTATGTGTCGCTATATCGGGAATTGGAAAAATTAGTGGAAGGGCTTCCTACACAGACAAACAGGAGCGGAGAAAAAGACCTTCTCCAACAGTTTTCCACCCCGCCTCATTACTCCTATCTTGTCGCATGGCTTGCCAATATTCTGGGAGACGACGTTGTACTCGAGCCGTCCGCAGGTGTCGGAGGATTAGCAGTTTTCGGAGAAATGGGGGCAAAAGACCTCATTGTGAACGAAATAAGCCCCGGCCGGAAAAAACTCCTCGAGGCGCTTTTCCGTAACGCCCATGTTCTCGGCGAAGATGCCGAACAGATAGATAATGACCTCGCCGCTGAAAAGGATATCCCGACGCCGACGGTTGTCATAATGAACCCGCCGTTCAGTCGTGCGGGTACCCGCCTCGGCGAGAAGAAGATTCCGGGAACCGACCTGAACCATATCGACGCCGCACTGCGGGCACTGGCTAAGAACGGACGCCTTGTTGCCGTTATCGCAGCGCCGTTGAATGGCGAGGAAACCAAAACTTTCAGCAAGTGGCTCATAAAAGTAAAGCAGCAGTACCGGTTTAGGGCAAACATCTTTATGCCGAGAAGCATATATAAGAAATACGGCACCACCTTCCCAACACGCATACTTGTTATAGACAAGGCGAAGCCAATAGAAAACCCACCTGTTGTTGAAACATTAGAGAAGGCCGAAGATGTGCTCTATCGCGGGAGCCAGGTAAGAAGCGCCAGAATCCGACCGGGCGAAGTGGACAAGGAAGAGCAGAAGCCGCCAGAAGCACCTGAAGAGAAAAAAGACGTCGATAAGCCGCCAGAGAAAAAGAAGAAAAAGACCATTATTGAAAAAAACCTCTCCGAGGCAGAGCAGGCAGAACTCAAAAAACTCCTCGAGGAAAACCGAGAAGACTTCAAAAACCGCCTGTCATTGAACCTCGACCCGGCAATACTGGCCAAAACGATTCGGATAGGGACGCTTTACGCCAAAGCCGGGACCCGTGCCTTCGGCAAGTGGTCGCAGGAGTTAGTCAACGCGATGGGCGAACATATTAAAATATACTTGAAGTCCGCCTACGCACAAATCTATTTATCGGAAGATTCGGATAGTTTCAGGCATGAACTTACATCCCTTGACGAAATGGGAAAGATTAATATTAACAATATCTTTGCCAAAGAAGAGGAAGTGGAGTATGACGAGACCAAACCCGAAGAGAAAAAAGAGGAGATTAAGGACGTTATTTTCGAGTCGTATCATCCGGCAAGAGTAAAGATTAAAGGCGCAAAGCCACATCCAAGCGCATTGGTTGAATCTTCCGCTATGGCGACGGTCGTTCCCCTTGAGCCTACCTATAAGCCTAAGATAGACAATAAAATTATTGAGCAGGGCCTCTTATCGGATGCGCAGCTTGAGTTTCTTGTCTATGCGGGGCAGGCGATGGAAGAGATGTTGCCGCCAGACGCAAGCGGGGTCGAGCGCAGGCAGGGCTACCTCAACGGCGATGGTACAGGCGTCGGCAAGGGCAGGATGATAGCCGGCGTTATCATCGACAACTGGAACAGAGGCAGAAAAAAGGCGGTATGGGTATCGGAGAAATGGGGTCTCATCGAAGACGCCAAACGCGACCTCGAGGCTCTTGGCTTCGATACGAAGAAGGTATATAACCAAAAAGAGAAATTCAAAGCTAAACGGGGCAAAATTACGGTTGAAGAAGGCGTAGTCTTCACGGCATACTCTGCCCTGCGAGGCTCCCAACCGAAGCCCGGCAACACCCAGACCCAAAAGAGAAACCCGATAGACCGCGTACAAACCATTATAGACTGGCTGGGCCCTGATTATGACGGTGTTGTTGTCTTTGATGAGGCGCACAACATGGGGAACCCCTTTACAACAAGGGGAGCACGGGGGTCGAAAAAGCCGTCCGCTCAGGCACTCGCCGGCATTAGGCTCCAGAACGGTCTGCCTAACGCCCGTATTCTCTATACAAGCGCGACTGCGGCGACAAAGGTGTCAAACCTCGGGTATGCCACAAGGCTTGGCTTATGGGGCGAGGGGACGGCTTTTCCAACTGCGCAGACCTTTGTTACTGATATCTCGTCGGGCGGGCTGGCAGCGATGGAATATGTAGCACGAGACCTGAAGGCAATGGGGCTGATGAACTCACGGACGCTCAGTTACAACGACGGGACACCCGAAGGAACCGTCGAGTTTGAACGGCTCTACCACAAGCTGACCAGTAACCAGCGTTACAATTTCGATAAGATTGCAGACGCATGGACAGTTGTGTATGAAAACCTTGAGGCAGCCCTGGAATCAACCCACCAGAATGAAGACTCGCAGGCAAAGGGCCGTGCGATGCAGCGGTTCAGAGGAGACAACCTGCGGTTTTTCAACCAGATATTGACGGCTCTGATGGTTCCATCCGTGATACAGCACATCGAGGAGGACTTGAAAGAGGGCCGGGCGGCCGTTATCCAGCTTACCAATACGCTTGAGGCAAGCCAGAAGAGGGAGCAGCAGCGCCTTGAGTCGCAGGGTTTGTCGCTTGATGAGTTTGACTTGACGCCGAGGGAAATATTACTTCGATACGTCGATGCCGCCTTCCCGATTCACCAGTACGAACTTGGAACTGACCCCAATACAGGGGAGCCGGCATGGATGCAATCTGTCAAAGAAGACGGCACGGTGAGGATTAACCAGGAAGCGCTGGCAATGAAAGAGGCGCTTATGACGGAAATAGGCGCTATCTCTATGCCGGATTCACCCATCGACATGATAGTAAACCATTTCGGGGCAGATAAAGTTGCCGAGGTCACGGGGCGCCAACACAAGCTGGCCGAAGTGGAAAACGAAATGGGCGAGATGGAAAAGAAGTTTGTCAAAATACCATTGAGCAGACGGCTCGAAGAGGCCGAGGCCTTTATGAATGATGAGAAACAGATTCTCGTTTTCTCGGACGCAGGGGGCACTGGGGCGAGTTACCATGCAAGCGTTGAACGTAAAAACCAGCGCAAGCGCTATCATTATCTTTTGCAAGCGGGGTGGATAGCAAGCCACGCCATCCAGGGATTAGGGCGGACGCACCGCACGGCCCAGGCATTTGCGCCGAAATACTTCTTATGCACAACCGACATCGCAGGCCACCGCCGTTTTATATCGACGATAGCGCAGCGCCTTGCGCAGCTTGGCGCGTTGACAAGGGGGCAGCAGGCAGCACAAACCGGAGGACTGTTCAACGATGAAGATAATATCGGGACTCGCCTTGCGCAGACCGCATTGGAAAACTTTTTCAGCGATTTGTATAATGGCGTAGTGTCGGCCTGGTCTATTACTCGCTTCCAAGACATAACGCAGTTGAAACTCACCGACAAAGACGGGAATATGCTCAACCATCTGCCCGAAGTGAAACAGTTTATGAACCGTATCCTCGGTATGCGAATCGACGTGCAGAACGAACTTTTTGAATTGTTCGCGGAGCGGCATAACATGGCGCACATTATTGCAGAACGAAAGGGGCACCTGGACAAGGGCGTCGAGACATACAAGGCCGACAGCATCACGAAGAAGAGCGAACAGGTGGTTTATACGCATGAAAAGACAGGGGCCGAAACAAAATATGTGAAACTCGAAACGAAAAATAGCGTAGAGCCTATCACATGGGAGGACGTACAAAACGGAGAAGGTCTCGGCTCGAAGCGCAACCCTGAGTTCTTTGTGCAGAACATCCAAAGCGGCATTGTGTACGCAGGCGTTACAAGCCTCAACCGGACCGACAGCAAGTCGGGCGCCTTGATAGAACAGTACCGGCTTACGCACCAGACCGATAACCACTATATTGACAGGGCTAATATCGACAGCAGCGTCGAAGGGGACGCGGCGAGATGGAAAAAGCTAACGAAAGAAGATGCCAGAATCCTTTGGGACGCGGCGGTCGAAAACGCCCCGAAGGTCAAAGCAAATGTCCTGCATCTGATAACAGGGACGCTTTTACCTATATGGAACAGGCTCGGGTCTAATAATATGCGGGTGTACCGCTTGCAGCTTGATAGCGGCGAGATATTGCTTGGAAGAGTAATCCCGCCGACGAAACTGCAGAGTGTCCTGAGAAATCTCAATGCGGACGTAAGCGAGGAAAAACTCTCGGCTGATGAATATATCACCGGTATTCTTAACCGCCAATTCGAGGCTGAGTTAGCTAACGATTGGCTTATAAGGTACGCTGTTATCTACGGCAAGCAGCGAATGGAACTTGTCGGCCCGCAGGCGGCAGATATTGCTGCGCTTAGACGCGAAGGCGTTATTGTCGAGCGGATAGCGTATAAAACGAGGTTTTTTATTCCTGTCGGCAAAAAGGCCGCTGAGGTATTCGGCAATGTTACGGAGTACCGGCCGGTTGCGAACCTGAAATATCTCAATACCGAAGAGCAGGCTATGGGCGGCAATGACTCAACGCCTGGTATGCGCGTCAGCAGGGGAGAAAAGGGCAAGTCGGACGGCAAAAATCCGCTCTCGGCCGCATCCATTATCGCCACAATGTCGAAACTCTTTAACGTACCCATCACCAACGACCGCCTCCCGAGCAAGTATGCCGGCATATACCGGCCGCACGACGAATCAATTATGGTTAGGGCACCGTATGAAGGCGGCCTGGCTGCCAACACCCATGAGGTTGCGCACCACATAGACAAGATAACCGCCATTACCAACGAGTTTTCGGATGAGGCTATCGCCGAACTTCAGTTGCTTGATTACGACCCGAAACAGCACAGGACAAGCGAGGGCTTTGCGGAGTTCCTGCGCATGTTCCTAACCGAGGACGCAGACGTGCAATCGCTGGCGCCCCGCGCCTATCGTTTCTTTACAGAGGAATGGCTGATTGAGAATCCCGAAATCGGCAAGAAGATTGCGACGGTGAAGAAACTCGTGGACCAGTGGAAAGAGCAGGGGGCGAAGAAGCGCCTTGCATCTCAAATCAGCCGCACGGGTAAACCTGAACGTCCGCAGGGTGTAACGCTGCGTGACGAGATGCAGGATGCCCTGCACGAGCAGGTGGACAAGGTTTATACCGCCGTGAAGGACGAGGGGCATTTCCTTAACCTGTTCCAGAAAGAGGCCATCAAGCGCGGCTATAAAGCAGAAAAAGGCGATATGCCATATGCCATCTATATGGCGCTGACGCAGACAGGTCCGACACTTGCCAGCCGGGCGATTGACGATGGCGTATTCTCTATGGGCGACTTGACGACAAAACTCGGCCCGTCCCTTATGGATGCCTTTAAGGACATCCATCATTCCGAGTATGAGGAATTCGTAACATGGCTCTATGCCCTCCATGCGATAGAGGCGATTGAACTGGGCATTGACCCCGGTTGCGACCTTCTTGATGCCCGCGCGGTCTATGAAGAACACAAGGGTGATGCTACGTGGGAGAAGGCGGCAAAGACGATTACCGACTTTAACAACGCGCTTATTGACATGCTGGCCAACGCAGGCTGTATAACCTTTGATTCAGCGCAGGCCATTAAGAATAAGTTTGCCACCTATATCCCGCTTATGCGTGTCAGGGAGAAGGTAACGCATCGCGGACTCGGCGGCAGGAAGTTTATCAACGCAGCGAAACTCGTTCACCACAGAAAGGGCTCCAGTCTGCAAATTATCGACCCTATTGTATCGACGATAGAACGGACAGTCCGCTTTTATGAGGCCGCAGCGCGGCAGAAGGTTCTTAACGCCGTTGTCAATGTTGCGAGAAGAACGCCTGGCATGGGCGGATGGATAACCCGCGTTTCGCCGCAGATGCACAAGACAATATTTTCCGTGAAACAGATTTCAGGACAACTGAAGGAAGCCATCGAAAAAACAATCCCCGGCTTTAATTTCGACGATGTGCGCGAAGACATCCCCGACAATGCGTGGAGCGACCTTCTTACCCAGATGCTCTTTGTTTTCAGCCCCGATTACTTTTATAAGGGCGACCAGCCCATCGGGGCCGTGCTCGACCGAGGCAAGCCTGTCATGTACCGTTTTGATAAGGAACTTTTCCGGTCGGTCAACGGGATGAACTTCTTCACGCTGCCGGGGTATCTCGATATAGTCTTCGGCAAGGGAACACGCCTCGTTAAACTTGGAGCGACAGGCCTCAACCTGACGTTTGGTACCAAAAACCCCGTGAGGGACTTTTTTACCTATATCTTCCAGAAGAAATACGCTAAGGGATTGAAAAGCATTTATGCCCCTGGCGAGATGGTGTTGACTTATTGTTATTCAGAAACAATGCACCTTCTGGGCAAAAAGGGCGACCCGACTGTTGAACTCTTTCAGGCAATGGGCGGAGAGTTATCGTTTGTACTCGGCCTCGACCGGAAGGCAATCCGGAAAGAGGTGGAGCGGGTTCTTGCTGATTCGACCCAGCGTCGGCTCCTGAACATCGTCACGCACCCGATAGACGCCGTGCGGGCCATTATCGGTATCTCCGAGGTGGGGCCGCGCCTTGCCGAGTTCAGGGCTGCTCTTGAGGCATACGGTTATACAAAAGAACGGATTAACAGCGGGGATATGCCGCCCGCCTATGCGCTGATTGAGGCGGCAAACGCCGCCGGCGACGTTACCGTGAACTTCAAGCGGCAGGGCTATGTTGGCAAATGGGTAAACCGGATGAGTCCATTCTTCAATGCACCGATAGAGAGTGTGGACAAGTACGCCAGAACGTGGCGTGACCAGCTCATAAGGACGATGCTGTTGGCGCTTTCCTTCGCTGCCGTCCAAATGGCCTATACGGCGAGAAAGAGGGACGAGGACTGGTATCAGGAGGCCCCCGACTGGCTCAAGTACGGTTTCTGGACTATTACCGATGATAACGGCAAACCGATTATACGCATACCGCGTCCATTTGAATGGGGCTGGACCATAGCTTCGGGTGTCGAGGGGATTATGAACACGATTGCCGACAGGGACCCGAAAATATTTAAGGCTTACGCTAAGACGCTTATCGACCAGACGCTTCCCAGCATAAGGCCGTCGGTAGTGACGCCTGCTTTTGAGGCGCTCTCCGGCCGCGACATCTGGCGCGGACAGCCCATCGTTTCTGACAGGCTGGCGCGTCTTGAGCCTCGTGACCAGAGAAGCCCCTACAATACGGCGCTTATTACCGCGATGGGCGATTACCTCAACTGGAGCCCCGCAAAGATGGAGCACTTTATCGACAGCGCGTCAGGTGGACTGTTCAGGAGCGTAGTAAAGCCCGCTGAGGCGGTTATTAAGGGTGGCAAGAACTACGCCCCGGCAGACTATCCAGGCGTCGGCGGCTGGTTGTTCCGCAAAGACTACTCAAAAACGGTTGACGAATTCTACGACAAGGCAGCAAAACTCGAGCAGCAGTACAACAGCGGCCGTAAGCGCGATACCCTCCCCGCAGGACTTGAAGACGAGTATCGCAAGGCAGGCGAGTATAAAAAACTCATGCAGGACATCCGCAAGCTGGCGCCAGACACGGCTGACCGAGACGCACGGTTCAAGACAGATAAGTATATCATCGGACTTGCCCGTAACTTTTTCGGCAAGAAGCAACTGGAACGATATCCTGACCCGTTAAGCAAAGCGAAGAACCTGCCGGATGAGATTGCTGCTATCAGAGACGATTTCATTGGCAACAAAGTTTATTCTGTTACGGCGCCTGTTATCAAACGGGAAAAGGACGAATCTGAAGAGACCTTTACAGGAAGGAAGGAGCGCAGGGCGGCACAGCAGCGACGGGCGGAAACATATCTGCCCGAGTACAGTTTCGAGGAACTGGAAAAACTCCTCATAAGTGAAGCCAAGCGGCGCGGGTACAGTGCAAAACGGTGGGACGGCCGCCATTTAAGCGCCTTTGGCGAAAGGTTGAATCGTCTCAGAAGAAGGAGAAAGAAATGAAACGGATAATGATAGTGCTTGTTATGCTGGCACTTATTCTGTCAGTCGTCGGCTGCGGGTTTTTTCGGGAGATTACGAAAAAGTCTGAGAGTGCCTATAATGAATCAAAGGCCTCGGAAGCGGTTGCCAGAGAGAAGGGCAAGACAACCCCGCCTATTAGCGTCGAGGGCGACAATAACACGGTTACTGCCGGCGCACAGGATTACGAAAGCGAAAAGAAGGCGAAGGATACCGCCGGCCTTGACAGTAAAAAGAGCGGTTTCTCCGAGATAAGTACGCCCTGGAAATGGTTGATTATCGCAATAGGGATTGCGGCCCTGGCTGCGGTCCTCTTTTTTATAGGGCGGTATGTTCTCGCGCGAGTTAAAGCTACTGCATCAGGACAGGCGGCCTACATGATGCTGCAAAAGGCCGATGGTGCAATAAGCAAAAAGATAAAAGACATTATGAATAGTGCCGCTGCGGAAACCGACCCAGATAAGGTGGTTGAACTGCAAAAGCAGGTGTTGGCTGCCGTCGAGGATAGGAAGGAACTCCACCGCGAATGACATTTGCTGTAGTATTCTTACATTTTGTTGTAGTATTTAAGTGACATGTATTAATAATATGATATATTACACATGTATTAGTAATGCGGAGGTCGTAAAAGATGGCAATATCAAATAACACGGTCAAATCAACACATAAAACGTGGGCTCTACTGACCTCCGAATCTGTAACCTGCGTTTTCCGCCTCGCCGGTCCCTTTTCATTTCTTTCCATCGTGTCCTTTCAGAAGACGAAATGTGTCCGGCGAGGCATCTTTCTTTCAAGGCGGTCAAGATAGGACGCGCGGTGCGCATACGGATGGATGATGTTGAGCGGGGTTGAGAAAAGGAATCTCAGCGGTTTCATACGCCGCCTATGTGGGTTCGAGTCCCGCCCCCGCTACTAAGGTCTTTTTTGAAAGGAGGTTTGTGTGTCCGGGAAAAAAGGAAATGTAAAATGTGAGGAAAATCCGCCGATAATCGCCGGCGGCAAGACAGAGGAAGCGAAGGCTGTCATGGTCAAGACAGTACAATCTGCGATTGACGTTCTGACGGAACTGCTCGCATGCGCTGAGAAACGGTGTGTCCATGAGCACGATGATATAGCACTTCTCTTTCTATTCGCTACACAATCATCGAAGGTAATCGGTGAGATACAAAAAGGAGCGCAAGAGGTGCTTTCCATTATTAAATCCAAGATTGCGCCATAGCTCTTTAATCCCCCCCTATTATGTTGGAGCGTGGCGCATCGCCTGCCCTGGCTTTTGCTACCGGACGGCTGGAGCAGGCTAAACTTTTGGACTAAAACAATGATTACCGAGTTTTCTAATGCGGCTTTTATTTGAAAGGAGTGGTTAATGAGTGTAGAGGAAAAAATGGACGTGGATGTGGTAGAAGAACAGAAAGAGGCAACGCTAACGCCTGAACTGGTTGATGCGGTTGACGACCTTTTAATCAGGGCGGGTGAAGCGCGTATGAAGCAGATTGACCATCTCTTTAACGCCGCCCTTGCCCGCACGAATCCCAAAGATTATGTGATGATTGACGACAGTCCCTATTTGCAGTGTTCGGGGCTGGAAAAGGTTGCTTTCGCCTTTGGGCTCGTGATAGCCAAGAAAAAGACGACAAAGAAGTGGGATGAGCGGGTTGAAGACCGCTATCATTACACCGTCGAAGGGATTATATACCCTACAAACCATCCCGAGTTTTTCCGGTCGGCAACGGGAACGTGCAGTAGTAATGACAAGTTTTTTGGCACCAGCAACGGGAAACCTAAGCCGATTGAGGATGTGTGTGAAGCGAATATCCTCAAAAAGGCAGAGAATAACTTTGACAAGCGGGCTATCGAGCGCTTTCTCGGGATGCGTAATCTGACAGTAGAACAGATTGCCGCCGTTGGCGTTGACACGTCGAAAATCAAAGGCTATAAGCATGAGACCGGCAAGCAGGGCGGCTCAACAGCGAACCGCGAGGTCACGCCGGAACGCACGGCACTCGCCAAGAAGATACTGGAGTTCTGCGGCGGAGACAAGGAAATCGCCAAGACATGGCTCGTGCAGGCAACATCATGGAAAACCAAAGACAACGATATAGTAAAAGGGAAAGACGCTATGTCGTATGTCACTGACGCCCAACTGAAGTTTCTGGCCCCGAAGGTCGCGGCGGAATATGCCGACTATCTCAAGAATCTGGCGAAGAAAGAGCCAGCGAAGAAGGGGCCGGCGAAGGAAGAACCTACTTTTGAAACACCCTCTGACGGTGAGCGCTTCCCCGGAACGGAGGGCTAAGGTATGGACATCCTTGCAGACGTTATTGCATCGAAACAGAAAAAAATAAAGCATCTCGAGTGTAATACAAACCGTGCGAGTTTACTGGGGCATCCCTGTACTCGCCATTGTGTCTATTCGAGGACGGCATGGGACAAGGCATTGCTGCACAACGTCACCATGCAGTTTATCTTCGACGCAGGTGGCACCATCCAGAATGAAGCGGAACAGGAACTCCGTGAAGCGGGCTATCTGCTGACGCAGCAGGAGACTGCTATCAAAGACAGTCTTTTCAAAAAGTACGCCATCACGGGCCATATAGATGGGGTTATCGAAAAAGGCGACGAGCGATATCCATACGAATGTAAGAGCATGAATCAATTCGCATGGGAGAAGATAAACTCGATGGACGACATGCTCAACGCCAAGAGTTTCTGGGTACGCAAATATCCCGCACAGCTTATGCTCTATCTCTTCGGTACCAACTACGAGCGCGGTGTGTGGTACCTCAAGAACAAGCAGACGCACGAGCCAAAGGTTATCTGGTGTGATTTAGACCTCGGTTATGTTGAAGACCTGCTTCAAAAAGCAGAGACTATCAACCGCCATATCGCCGAAGAAACCCTCCCTGACCGCATTGAATACGACGAGGCTGTCTGCGGCAGGTGTGGATACTCTTCGCTATGCCTGAAAGATATCAATTACGGGCCCGGATTCCAAGTTATCGACAACGACGAACTTGAAGGGCTTCTCAAGCGCAGGGCGGAACTTGCCGAGGCCGCAAAACAATATAAAGCTGCTGATGCGGCTGTCACGAAGTCAGTCAGGGGCATTGACAACGTAGTATGCGGCAATTTCATCATCGACGGTAAATGGCTCGAAGTCAAACGCAAGGCGACGGAGGAAAGCGTCTCGAAACAGTGGCGCAAAACGATTCGTCAGGTCCTTGTAGATAAACCAGAGGGCGCCAGCGCGTGAGCGTCCTCACCCCCGGCGAGGCCGCTTATTTTTCTCCGGCGGCCCTGCCTTCCCGCTTGAAAAGGACGGCACAATGGAGATAGAAACAGGGGTATATATCATCAATAGATATGATGAACTATACCGTCCCAAGACCACCAAAGGCGTAGATATAGTCAACCCAACTTACGTAAAACTACCGATAAAAACACGCGGCAAGGGTATCAGGGCACTATTCGAATACGACAATGCCGAAAGTTGTTTCATTGTTTTCATGCTTTGCGTGACAGACTCAACCTCGTTAAAGCCAAAGCATCGAGGCAAAATGCTAAATCACAAGGACAAACCGGCCTCGGTTAAGGAAATTGCTCGTGCCATAAACTACGGCGGTAAAGAGCGTAAGGTAAAGAAAGCCCTTGACGTGCTTTGTGAAATGGAGTGGATGAGTTACGTATCTACTACGGAGGAGGTACGGAGCGACTACGGAGCGGATGCGGAGTCCCTTCGCGCGGAAGTTGAAGTTGAAGTTAAAGAGAAGTTAAAGAGAAGAGAACTAGAAGGGAAAGGGAATGTCGGGGTTACTACGGATGTTGACGATGATAATTCTCCGATGAGAGGAATTGTTAATGCGGTGCATAAGCAGTTTCTCAGGCACTTCCCATTTCTCAAGAGCGGGTATCAGCCGAAGGTTTATAGCATGGTTGAGGCGTGGGTGAAGGATTACGGCGATGAAGTTACCAATGAGTTTCCGAGGATAGCCGAGAAGCTGCCAAAATCGGCCCAGCTTTTTGAGATAGACAAAGAACTGCGGGACACGACAACACAATCAACAGCAGAACGGATGCTGAAAGAAATGGAAGGCAAAGAAGGAGATAGCGATGGTGTGGTGGAATAAGGTTAAGGTTTTTTTCAGACGCGGCTGGGAATGGGAAGACTCGGCGGGCGATGTGACGTATATGCCCAACCAGAAAGGGAAGGGCCCGACGTTCAATGACTTGCTTTACCGGATGTCCGAGTTGAGTCAACAGATGTACGAGGCTGATAATACGCTTTACGAGCGGATGGACCGACTCGAGGCCAAGTATAAAGAGCAGGAACGGAAGTTGAAAGAGATGGAAAGAGTAATGAACATTTTAGAAAGGAGATAGTGATGGTATGGTGGAATAAGGTTAAGGTTTTTTTCGGGCGCGGTTATGAATGGGAGGACTCGGCGGGCGAGATATGCTATGTGCCTGTAAAGGGGAGGATGGAAAGGCAGGACTTTCACGACCTGTATAGCAAGGTTTCTTACATAAAAGACCAGACGTTCCAGTTGGGTGAACGTATGGACGAGATTGAAGAGAAGCTTCACTCGAAGATGGAACATCCCGACAAGAGGTGTTGGGAACGGATAGGAAAACTTGAGGCCGAGTTTTACCAGCATCAGAAGCGGATACCGGGGCATCCTTTCTCGAGCGAGGAAGTGTCCGCCGAGGCGGAGGCCATAGCAAAGAAGGCCGTCGTCCTATTCTACCTGAAACTGCGGATACGCGAAGAGGAAGACGCCGCCAAGCGCCGAGTCGCACAGAGCAAGGTAGTGCCTGTCGCAAAGCCAGTCGAAGAACCAGCACCCCCGCAGAGGCAAGAGTTGCCAGAGATTACACATGTGGCTCACACTGCTCAATTTCTTGATTTGTCAACATCGGCCGTCTGGTCTGCCGTCAATCGCGATGGCAGAAGGAAGGGTAGTATTCCCCATGTGCGCGTCGGCAGGAGCATCCGATTTATAACTGCGCAAATTAGAGAATGGGACAATATGGGACGCCCTTCCGTATCTCATTTCAAGACGGAGTGGAGAAAAACCCATCGTGCGAAAAATGAGCAAGAGTTGTGACATGCCATGTCATATCGATGTCATATCGATGTCATATCGATGTCACAGGGCAGAAACCATTTTTAAGGAGAAAAATGTATGACCCCGCGTGAGTTCTTGGAACTTACTTCACAGTATTACGAGGACCAGTGGTGTAAATCGCGCAGCCCCCTGTCAACCGCCGAGACGCATTTGATGATGGAAGCCTTTCAGGGCATGGACAAGGACGATTTCTGCAACCTGCTCAAGGGCGCTATTCGCGTCCAGGGCAACCGTCGCCCAACAATCGCCCGCATGGAAGAGTTGCGGTCGATATTAAAAATACCAGCGCGTCGGATGTATGGGAAAGAGTACAAGGACTGTTGCTATTGCCAGAATACAGGGTTTGTTGATGTGCTCCTTCCTGTGCAGGGGCGCATAACAGGCGGCGGCGAGGTCGGCGGCGGCAGACTTTATCGGTTTATAACACCCTGCTATGCGTGTAAGAGGCGGTTCGGCTCGAAGTGGACGTTACCGGATGGCAAGGAAGCGGAAGTGAAACAGCGGGCACATTTCGACCGCTTTGTCGGCATCTACGAGGAGGCGTCGAAGTCCACATCGGTGCCTCATGCGGCAATTACGGCTTGGCAAACTACGACCCTCCAGGATAACGCGGCGGCAGCGCAGGTGCTTGTGAGCAAGCATCGGGAGATTAAGCCCGAGGTAGCAACCGAGATAGCGGAAGAAGAAGGCGTTAAGACAGCGGCGATGGCAATGCCGGGGACGGTGCCTAAGCGCGACGAATGGGACGAGTTATTATAACGGGAGGCGGCAGTGAAACTGCAAAAGAGGATAAGGCCCTATGTAAGCGCCGGCACGGGCTCGAGACAGGAAACAAAGTCGATGATGAAACAGTTCGGCTTCACGTCAAGGAAAGCGTTTAAAAAATGGCAGAAGAAGATAGCGGATGGTATTCGGGAAAAAAGAGGTGGACATGGCTCGACGTGAAAGCGCGATACAGAAGGCAGTGATGGACTGGCTGGCCCTGGACGGCTGGGGCGTGAAGAAGGTCCACACAACGGGCGTCCCGAAGATGGCTAAGACCGCCGGCTCGTGGGTGCAGGATGGCTTCAGGAAAAACCCGAACAGCGGGTTCTCCGACCTCATCGCCATCAAAGACGGTGTAACGCTCTATGTGGAGACAAAGACAGCGACGGGAAAGCTGCGGCCGGCACAACTCGATTTTCAGGCGTTTATTGAGGACTACGGCGGGCGCTATATTGTCGCTCGGTCGGTTGACGATATATGCGTCGCAATACTCGGAAGACCCGAAGGAGGATAGGCCATGCCGCATAGACCATGTCGAGTATGTGGCGTTGAGACTTCGCTTCATAATTTCGTCGATGAGTGGTGTGTGCAGGATGTATGTAAGCGTTGTTGGCACTCACGGTGTCTTTTAGACAGGAAAACAGAGAAAAAAAGGAGAGAAGAGATGATGCGGGAAAAACTCAATAGGGAGATAGAGGATGAGTGACCGAATAAGGCAAAGAGAAGCATGCAAGAGTGATGTGGTGCATTACATGTGGAAATATTTTGCTACTGCCAAAGCAATCTCGTATGAGGCGCCATCATCGGCAAAGGTGTCTTTATCGGAGCATATTTCTTACGGGCTGGTGCTGGACATAGACGAGTTCTTTCTGGACTTAAGCATTAAACTGCCGGCTCGGAGACTCAAGAGCATCGCTCTTGAGTTCACGGAATACCTGCCGTCGTCGTGGTGGCAGATGTTCAAACAGCAGCACTTCCCCGCATTTCTCCTGCGTCGCTTCCGCGTGAAGAGAAGGTCCGTGCGCTTTGAGCATGACGTTGATATCGACGTGTCGTTCCCGCAGCATCTTATGAAGTTGGAAGGGAAGAGAGGCGTTATCCATTGCAGTATTGACAGGTCGCCTGGCGACGTGGTGAAACGGGAAAAAATTAAAATAGAGAAGGAACCGAAGGGAGCGGGAAATGATTAGCGAACCAAAGAAGGTGAAAGAAATCGTAAGAAGTTGGCTTACACAGAATGGCTACGAGGGGCTATCTAACGGCTACATCGAGTGCGGATGTACGCTCGACAATTTGATGCCGTGTGAGG